GTTAATCATGTCATGTTATGGTGATGATGGTGCAATAGACATTAGACTCATGGATACTGATAATGATTTTCAACATCAAATAAACATTACTGTCGATGATGATGGTAAGTTACAAGCAATAGTATCGGAACAAACTAAATGAAGGATACTATTCTATATGGAGATTGTAGAGAGACTCTATGTGGATTTCTACCACAGAGTGCAAGGATGTGTGTTACATCTCCACCATACTACGGTCTAAGAGACTATGGTGGAGAAGATTCACAGATAGGACAGGAACAAACACCAGAAGAATTTATTGAACAGTTAGTAAACGTATTCAAGGAGGTTCGCAATGTGCTTACAGATGATGGAACTTGTTGGGTTAATATTGGGGATAGTTACTATAACTACAGGCCAGGTAGAGGACAAGGATTGGTTAAACAAACAGTCTCAAATAATAAACAAGACTTACCAGATATGTGTCCTCGTAGAGGAAATAGACTCGAAGGACTCAAAGAAAAAGACCTCATTGGAATCCCATGGATGTTCGCATTTGCAATGCGAGCAGATGGATGGTATTTGAGACAGGATATAATATGGCATAAACCTAATCCAATGCCTGAGAGTGTGAGAGATAGATGTACCAAGGCACATGAGTATATCTTCTTGTTTAGTAAGAATAAGAAATACTTCTATGATAATGAAGCAATAAAGGAACCTGCAAAGGACTGGGGAACCAGAGATAGAACTAATGGTAAGTATCATAATGAAGGATCAGGACTACAACCACATTCGGGGTTGACTAAGAGTTATGAGAAGAAGAATAAGAGAAGTGTATGGTCAGTAACAAAGAAACCATACAAGGGAGCTCACTTTGCTGTATTCCCACCCGACTTGATTGAACCATGTATATTGGCTGGTAGTGAGAAGGGTGATACAATATTAGATCCATTCATGGGCTCAGGGACAACTGCTATGGTGGCAAAGAAATTAGATAGGCATTACATAGGTTGCGAACTACATGAGAACTATGGTAATCTAATAGAGGAGAGAGTCTTACCCTATGAGAATAGATTAGAGAAGTTTTATGAAGACAGTTGAAAGGCATAGTTATGATGGTAGTAAGATAATAAAGACAAGAACACTTGTCTTTGAACCTTATAATTTTAGTGAATTGAATATGTGTCTGGTAACAGGACTCATACAAAAGAACCTTAAACCTGATTTGTTGAAGCGTAAGAGGTTGAAGTTTAGAGATGAGACTAACAAGTATTATGGTCACTGTTATCATGCTACACAGGCATTATATTATGTGATGGATACTGACCAGTTAATTCCTATGAGTGGTGAAGATTATAGAGGAGAGAAGCACTGGTGGTTACAAAATAAAGATAACATATATGATTGTACTGCCGAGCAATACTGGACGGTTGGTAAATTGCCACCCTATCACGTGGGTAAGAAATCTAAGTGGTATGGATGGAAGCAAAGACCCCAACAGGTATCATTGGATCTAATGGTCAAGGTGTTGACAGATCGTTTAATAAGGGATATAATAGAAGAGTTCTAAGGTTGCTGAACGCATGACCACATCATTCAATGAAACTATATTAGGTTTCAATCCAATATCAAATGATATTGAAGTATTTGAGGAAAATATTACTCCACAAATAGCTCAGTATATTCTTATTCATCATAATAAGGATAATAGGAAAATAACCAACTCTCAAGTTAATAAGATTGCTAAGAGTATTCGTACAGATGGATGGTTGAAAGATGGTCAACCACTTACATTTAATAAAGAAGGTAATATTACAGAAGGACAACATAGACTTCATGCAATAGTAAGTGAGGATGTTACTGTCCCTATGATTGTTGTATTAGGTGTAGATTTAGATTGTTTTACTAATGTAGCTCCCCCTAAACCACGTAAACCAGAGGATGAGATTCAAAGAAAGGATAAATCTGCCAAACCAGCCGAAATTAGTTCTTTAAGACAACTTCTAAAGCGTAGACAGGGAGTTCAACTGTCTATGAAAAATGCTATAGTTCAATGGAACTATTGGAAGAAAGATGTTCGTTCAGGTCTTGATCTTGTGGATGGATTCTTTGATGAAGTATCACAGTTTGATCCTTGGAAGAGAACATTTGCAGCGTGGGCGGCACTTATGATTTCTATTGGAGAAGGTGAGGGTGCTGAAAATCTTTTAGATTTAATTTCTGATAAGATTTTAAGAGATCCACCACACTCTACATTAGCTGGAGATTTTTTGGAGTTCTTAAATACTGATATGTTTGTTTTTGGCAACAATGCAGGTAGAACAGATGTAATATACAATCTATTATGTGTTGCATCTGATCGTATATTGAAGAGACCAAATGGTGAAATACAATTAAATATAACACCAGAGAAGTTAAATCATACCAGTTTGAAGAAATCAGGAGTTTATAGGAAATTCTTAGATGACCCTCAGAATTTAGTAGATGCTGTCTATTTTAATACAGAGGTTTAGTCACATTAACAAGTGTCACAAGAGGGGTCGCCAAGACCCCTTTTTTAGTATATAATATATACATACCAAAAGAGGAATCTCCCATGCGTTGTGAAGTCAAACTTTTAGTTGCTGGTCGTCTTTTCTATGAAGAAGTAGAAGCAAGAGACTATTCGGATGCTAGGCAGACAGCCCTCGCAAGAAATCCAAAAGCAACAGTGGTTAGTGTAAATGCCAAATTTTAAAGAAGAATTACTTAAACTATTGAAAGAGGATGCTTACCGTAAAGGTGAGTATTCTCTTTCTTCTGGTAGAACAAGTGAGCATTATGTGAACTGTAAACCAGTTACATTAAGTTCAAGAGGTCTTATTCTCTCCAGTATATTATTAACAGAACACGTAGACAAGGACAGTGTGGCAGTTGGTGGATTGACACTTGGTGCTGACCCCTTAGTGAGTGGTATTGCTGTTGTGGCAGCGACAGAAGGATTGAAGTTAGATGCCCTTATTGTGCGTAAGGAGGCAAAAGGACATGGTACAGGAGCATACATTGAAGGGCCAACTTTAAAGGAAGGTGCTAATGTAACTGTTCTTGAAGATGTGATTACCACTGGCGGTTCAGCAATTCAGGCAGTTAAAAGACTACGTGATGCTGGTTATGTGGTTAATCGTGTTGCTGCTATTGTAGATAGACAAGAGAATGGTGAAGCTGATACTGCTATGAAGTTAGCAGGGTTGGAACTGGTAAGTATATTCACATTGGATGATATTATCAATGCCAAGAATGAATAATGAAACTAAACTTGTCTTTGCTCTTGAGCATGTAGCACACCTTGAAGATTTGATTGTGGATAATGAGTATGAAACATACTTATCACAAAGTCTCTCAACCATGAAGTATGAACTTATCAGGCAACTTGACAATGAGCAACACAGAAAGAAAACCAAGACAGACTAACTATCAAACATTCTATAAGGATGCTATTGATAAGAAGAAAGGTTATGTTACCAAGGACGGAACATGGGCAGCAGTTCCAATATTAGGTAGTAGACAGTTTGCTATTATTCATAATGGTGAGCGTGTTCATACATCAAGAAATTTTGACTTTGCCAAGTCATACATATTAAAAGAGAGAAGGAAACACAAATGAATGAAATTGAAAGATGGGATCGTGCCAGAACTCTAATGTTAGAGTCATTATATAAACCTGACCACCAATTAAGATCATGTGCTTTTAATCAAGAATGTAAAGATGAATTGTTGGAGATTAGAGATCAGGTGGTTGAAATGGTCAGAGAGATGGAGAATCCACATTCTCCACCAACTAAATTACCATTTGGTAAGAAGAATGACCACGTGGAACCCACAATTACCACCCCAGCTGGTGAGATTAGTGAAACTCTTATGAGTGGAACATTAGGAAATTATTATAATAGTGATAAGAAATGGAGATAGATGAATTAGAGGAAGAGAGATGTATAGATGATGATTATAATTTAATCAATCACTATTACAGAGCTAAAAGGTTGCATCCCAATATTCCTTTCTATCTCCAAGATGAGAGAGGTGAAACCTTTGAGTTTAAGTGGGATTTAATTTATCAGTACATAGGAAAACTAAATGGCAATTTATGATGATGTGAAGATTACTATCAACCTTAATGAGTTGGTAGAAGCAAGAGCAAAACTCCAAACTCAATATGGAGATTACTCAGATAAAATAGTCAAAGGTGAGTATCTTGATGGGAATGATATTGATAGAATAGCATCTAATTTGAGAGATACATTAACATGGGAGTCACTTTATCAAATGGTTGATGAAGCAGTATTAGAATACTTGGGTATAAAAGAAACTCATTATGGTGAGAGAACTATTGAAACTATTGAGATAACAAGAGAGAAGGAGTTTAAGAAAAACTTTAAGATGGTAAAACTTGAGTCACCCTCATGGACTATTGATGTACCAGTGAGGAAGAAATGACAACAGTTTCATTAGTCACAGGTGGATTTGACCCGTTACATAGTGGCCACATTGCTTACTTCAAGGCAGCAAAAGAGTTTGGTCATTCATTATGTGTTGGTGTCAACTCTGACGATTGGTTGACCAGAAAGAAGGGTAAACCCTTCATGAATATAGATGAAAGATTATCCATTATCAAGGAACTTAAATGTGTAGACCTTGCTATTGAGTTTAGAGATAAAGATGATAGTGCTTGTGATGCTATTGAGATGGCGTTGGAAGTATATGATAATGTGGTATTCTGTAATGGTGGTGATAGAGGAAGTGTGAATACTCCAGAGTATGAGAGATATAAAGATGACAAGAGACTAGAATTTAAGTGGGGTGTTGGTGGTAATGATAAGAAGAACAGTAGTTCATGGATACTAAAACAGTGGAATGAGAATAGTAATTATAAACCATCATATTATCAGTAGGCATAAATTTTTGTAAAATGTATCAGGAAATACAGACACAATTTGTCTAAATAATGATAGAATTAGGGATAACAAGATGATCTAAATCTCTTCGTTATTGTAGTTCATTCGAGGCAATTATGCACAACTTAATTTCATTTAATCAACTCGCTGGATCAAAACATATGGAATATGCAGATTCACAAGATGATTTACTCACAGAATACTACGAGTGTCTAATTGACTGTGACGACGACCAACATGTTTGTAAACGTATATGTAAGGAGGTTTTAATTTAAAACAATTTAGACGTTTATCTTAACAAACAAATGATTAAGTATCAACATCCACCTTAAGTAAATTCAATCAATAATCACACGCCCTTGACTTTTTGTTGAGGGCGTTTTATAATGTTTGAAATTATAAGTATAACAATGATTGAAGGTGAAGGAGATTTGATAGCAGAATTGTTATGTATCACTGGTGAGTTAGGAGGAAAAATGGAAAGACTGACTACATATGATAGTAATGGTAGAACTACTAAAAAGATAGTGATTGAATATGATGAAAAATTACAGTCGAGGTAAATCATCTATGGATAATCTCTATGATGAAATGAGAATAATGAGAGATCAATTACTCAACAGAATAGAGTTATTAGAAGATGAGGTTGAGTATTTAACACAGGAGAATATGTATTACTCTAAGCAAATATACCAGCTGGAAAGTGATATAGATAGCCTACTTGCAAGAATACAAAGACAATCAACAAATGAAGGACTGGAGCATTAAGAAGGCAGCGAAGAAGTTAATAAAAAGAGCAAAGAAACACCCTGAATTATATACTGAAAGTGATGTATATTATGCTAAACAAGTGAGGAAAAGAATCAAAGATGAAGAAAGACAGTCTAAAAATACATCAGAATGAGGATAAATCATTTAGTATTGAATGGGATAAAGAAGATCCTGAGTGGAAATGGTTAAACGATTTGACATCTAAAGAGATAGAGATTATAATGAAACAAGCGATTGAATACGACAATGAAAGATAAAGATTATACTCTTGATACTTTGAGTGCTTGGGTTGATGAGGCATTATCATCAGGTTATAGTTCTGATCAAGTATATGATACTATTATAAAGAGTGTCAAGAAGAATATGAAATATCATCAAGCTTGTTATGATGATAGTGTAAGATTGTTAGCATTGTTGAGAGGTAATACTAATACTGATATTAAAGTCCATAGTAATGAGGGTAAGTACGAGGAATGGAAGAACTTTGAGTTTCCTTCTGAAAGTGACTATTGGGATGGTAAATTAGATGGTAAAGAGTTTCAAATGGCATTAGAGAAGTATGGGTATGAATATACACCAGGTGTAGACACTACAAAGTTTAAGTTAGATTCCCCAGACCTACATAATGATGAAGATGAAGATATATGAGGGAAGTATAAAGACAGTATAAAGTTTATAGATAAAACATATAACTATGTTATAATATCAACACATACTCCAAGGGCAATGATTAACTTAGACGAAAGATACCACGAATACCTGCATAGTGATAAAACACTTAGAATTGATGGTGATGAAGAACGTCTACAGGCATACGGTTGGCATTGTGATGGAAACGAGATAAAGGGATACTATTTAACGACAGAAAACTATAAATTGTATTATAATATGCAAGAACAATTTATTAAGATGGAGGCAATTCGACAAGTCGCAGTTGCTACCTAAAATAAATACTATTATAGGAGTATAGTTTAAGTTATGACTACTATCAAGCACGACCTAGAGCATGAAGTTTATCTTGACCCCAAAGATAACAAAGAGCATATCAATCATGGTATGTTAGAGTATAGTAAAGATGATTTAGAGAATGTACATGCTGAATATGATGAGTATCATAAAGGAGATGTGGTAGAGCCAAATGAGGGTAAGATTAATGATTGGCACACTAGGCATGAGGATAAGCACTTAGAAGTATATTGTGATAATCATCCTGACTCATTAGAGTGTAGAGTCTATGATGACTAGGACAGTTTAGATAGTGTCACAAGGCCCCTATACAGGGGTCTTTTTTATGGTATTATACATGTATGGGAAACAAAGACGGTTTCTTTCTAGTCTGACAAGCACCTATCCTAACTAGGGGAAGGTTAACGCAAAAGCGAGAAGCAGACACATGACCGAAAGAGTAATGCACTGTCTCCGTTTTTTGTTTCTCTCACCAAATTACCCCCTTTTTTAAATGGCAACAAGATCAAGGATTGGATTACAACTTGCGGATGGTGCTATTTTATCAGTCTATCATCACTGGGATGGTTATCCACAGTGGTTAGGTGTTATGCTACAAACAAACTATAACACAAGAGAGAAGATTGCTGAGTTGCTTGATGGTGGGAACATTTCTTGCCTTGCATCTGATACAGATTGGGATAGAAATGAGTGTGAACCTCATGTATTATACTATAATGCACGTGGAGAGAACACAGAACCACGTTTAGACTTAAATGTGGATGATTATTTTGCTAATGGTGAAGAGTATGCTTACATCTTCACATTAGACCATACATGGGAGTGTTATGAAGTTAGTCGTGAGAGAGATGACGACTGGAACGTGATACAGACTAATGTAGTTCCAAGAGATATTCCAACTGGTGAAGTGACAGCCTAAGAACTGGCACACATGGGGTTGCCAGAGCCCCTCAAAACTGGTATTATATAAATGTTGAGAGATATGTGGTTCTACTGCCCCGATTAAGTTTGGGGGTTCAGGTGTAAGCGATTCCCAGTAGGTAAATTTGGGCATATAGGTGAAACCTATGTCGATGCCCCACTCTCTCAACTGCTCTAATCTCCTTGTAGTTTCAGGATTAGGGGCGATAGGAAACTACACAGTGGGCAAACGCAAGGCAGGGGTGAGCAACAATCAGATGATCTTCGGGTCACGCTGTGGAAAACTGCTCTTTGTGTTTGGAGACCTCTTGTACTGCTGATGTCTTAGGACATCTGAAAAGACAGTTTTGAAGTTGTAAGTCCCACATCATTATTTTAGGGCAAGGATCTATGGTTGTCTCTGTTCAGCAGGGAAATTACGTCCTGTAAGTCCCACCTTGTAAACCCGACACTAATTTAGTCATGTCACCTAATTTCGCAGAATTCCTTTTGGACACTACCAACAATGGGAATGAAATCCTATCAGTCCTTGAGGACATTGTAGAGGTAGTAGAGACAGGAGGAACCGACCTATAGGCCAATTGAATAAGTGTAACAAGGCCCCTTCACAGGGGTCTTTTTTTATACTATAATACTAAAGTAATCAATCAAGGGACTTATGACTGCTACTTACAGACCAACTCCACAGGTTCCAGCATTGGATGGTATGACACCTTTAGGAGTTGCTCCACAAAAAACATTGGAAGAGAGAGTATTGGAGTGGACAGAGCAATTATGTGATTCACTTGCAGAGAACTACAAGCAGTATCACTTACGTTCACTGAAGCGTATGTATGCTGATAGTGGTTCAGAGTATTCACGTAAAGAGATTGAAGCAACAGAGAACGGAACAGCAAACCTTATGAAGTTTCGTATTCAGAATGGTAAGAAGTATTATAAAATCATTCAACAGGACTTCGACACCTACAGAGATCGTAATGAGTATCGTGACGGTGGTGTTCATGCCTTTGTGAATAAGAAGACTGGAGAGGTTTATAAGGCAGCAAGCTGGAAGTCACCTGCAAAGCATGTCAGATATGATTTGAGACTGATAAGTGATAGAGAGTATGTACTCAACCCAATGAACTGCGGTTGGGCTGGTGGTTACTTATACATGAGAGGTTAATATGCTAGTAAATCTATCCAAAGATGAGATGTCAACAATCCTCTATGTATTAGAGGGTTATGTTCAGGGTAATGATGATGAAGAATTAGTAGAAGAGATTGATGGTATATTTGAGAAATTTGAAGGTATCCTAGATGCCTGTGAATGTCAATCCCAAAAACAACAGGAGCAAATCCAATGACAACATTAAAAATTGAAATTGATGTCTTAGAGGCAGTCAAGGAATTCTATCCCGGCCTGTCTGAAGATAATGCAGACCTAATCGCACGTGAGATAGTCCATGACTGGGACTATAGTGAACAGTATAATACTATAGTTGATGAGATTCATAGGACTGCTGATTCATATGATATTGAGTTAGAGGGTAAGGACGGCCCAGAGGTAGAATCAAATAACATTTATGTATTAAATCCACCCCCTTCAAGGTTATTTCCATGACAGCTAAGTTAGTACCCATAACCAAGAACACACGAGCTCCAAAGAAGGGCAGATATATTGTCTGTCCAAAATGTGAGGGAGCCAGTAGAGTCTATAACTTCGCATGGTCTTCATTACATTGTATGTACTGTAAGCAACCATCCGATAAGTATGAGTGGAGTGTGGTATAATGAGTAAGGATATGAGTGGTACAGATAAACTTATCTTTATTTCTTCTTTCATTTGGACTTTACACTGGGGATCATGTCTTGTTTTGAAACTACTGGATACGGTTATAGCAGCATCCTCTGTGAGGATATTGCCTCTTGGTTTATAAACAAGTATGTACCAAGGCATAAGTTTTATGTGCGAATAGTACATAAGGGATTGAAGAGAGAACAGTCATTTGGATTCTGTGACTTTGTAGATCAGGCATACAGACCAAGAGTGTTTGTAATTGAGGTACAATCGAAGTTACCTTATGAATTGTATGCCAAGACTCTATTACATGAGTTTGTACACTTGAAGCAGTGGCTACAGGGTACACTGAGAATGAAGAGTGGTAAGATGTACTTTGAGGGTGAGTCAGTAGAGAAGTATGAGTACATGGATCAACCGCATGAGGTAGAAGCATATGGTGCAGAAGATAGATTATATGAAAAATTCATGAATGAGGTATATGGTGTACCAGCTGAGAAACTGTCACTGTATGGATACACAGAGGCATAAAATCGGTTATAATACTAAAGTAATCAACAAAGGAGTTACTTATGTTTGAGACTATGGACGACTTCACCGATTATGTCGCATCATTCTACTTGCCCAGTTATCCTGATGTATTATATCCAATTCAGGGACTAACTAAGAAGATGATTGCCGAAGCCTCATTTCTTTATCTTCAAATGTGTTGTTATCCCTCATTCCCTGAATATTCATGGGGTGATGGAGATTCACTTGATAGAGAGCATGTAAGAGATATATTACTTGAAAAGTTCAATCTATCATGGAGTAATTAATCAATGAGTGTACTAACAACCCGATTGGATTTTCTATCTGATGTTCTACAGGATTTCTGTATTCTACACAAATTAGAATTTCTGAGTGCCGATGATCTATTGTATGATTCATCAAACGAATTAACCGATTATCAAAGAGACTGGTTAATTGGATATTGTCAGACATGGGATATCATACAGGAGGCCGAATAAAATGGAAATTAACCCTAACCCCAAACCTCATACCAATTCCGAAATGGATTCTAAAACAATTCTCCCAAAAACAATTACTTACAAGCAAAGACTTGAACTGATTGAACAATTTGTAGAG